AGAATTAAGAACTTTAGTTGGAAGAACATAATTTGCACTCTGATCAACCAAATTCCTTGGAATCGGCACTGTTCTCATAATAAAAGACTCAGACCAAGTCGATTTTGATGGAATAATCATCCTGTCGCCAGGATAGTTCACACCTACATCACTTTCAGCGAATAATAACTTGAAAAGTGCCTTAATTCCTAATTTGGAACCTTTTGACTGAAAGAAGTCTCTGATATTCTCCAGAAACGTCATACTGTCAATTTCTGGACTCACTCTAGACGAGTTGATGTCCGGAGCATAAGACTTATAGATGGTTTCGAGGAATGATACCAAGAAAAGCACTGAAATGTTCTGTACAGAGGATCCTGTAGAGTGTCCAGAAGCTTCTGTGGTTAGATATGTTCCTTTCTGAGTAAAAGTAGGCAGAATAACTGTTCCGGAAGCTCCTCTTTGAAGTCCACTGAAGACATTTCCTACTTTTGTGCGATAAAGTATGATTTCACTGTTAATATAAAGAATTCCGTTCTCTTCTGGGAATCCATATCCACTCTCTAGAGTTAACTCATCAGAATCTGCAGTGATATTGACTGCGAGGACTCCAAACTCAATAATTTTCTTCTTATAGGTATCAAAATCTCTGTATTTCTGAAGATTCTGAAGCAAATCTTGTGAAAAACCAATACGTTCCTCACTCTGATCAGCAGTTGTCATAAATTTGACAAACTGCTTGTACGATTCACTAATAAACTCAGGTAAAGTGCTTCTTACCTGATCTGAAGGGGAGATTATTGTACTTTTATTCATGAGCTTAACACGTTAGTGTCTACGAGTGAAGTAATCTTGGAAGAATCAGAGTCCAACTCAAGATAAACTGATTGTTTAGCTACAACATCCTGTCCGAAAGGCAATGCCCTTATTTGAATCACAGAATTGGGTAAAATAGTGTTGACAAAAGTGACTGGAGATGTATATCCTAGCATCACCTCACCATTTGTGTAATCTACAGTACCAAAAGTGGCATTTGTGATGATTTTTGTGTTTGTAGAGTCCAAATAGAAGAGATAAACGTTTCCTAAGGTGTCATCTTCGAAATAATACGTCCTTCCATCATTATTTCCATCAGTCAGTAACTGGAAACCAGTAGAATAGATAACTGATGCACTTGTATCTGTCTTCATCGCCTGTTCAAAACAGATTTCATAAGATGTTGGAGCATTTGCGGTGATTGAGAAGTCCTTTCTCATCCTCAAGACTGTTGTGTTCCTTGTAATTGATGGATCAGCATCATCTATTGCTCCAACAATCCTCGAATACCTTGCGGCACCTCCAAACTTATTGATTGCAGAGGACACAAAATAACTTGAGATTGCCTTATTCACCTCAGAAGAGATTCCAGCAGCGTCTTTGATAGTCGCTTTATCGTTGTAATAGACTACCGTGTCATATTCCAGATAAAGAACTGATGGATCCATCAGAACAATCTGAAGAGAAGCAATTCTATACTCACTTAATGACTCAATAATGTAATTTTTAGTCAATGCGGAAAGACTTTCTCCTGTTGTGGGCTTGATGGCAATGAAAACTCTCCCATATTCTGGAATCGAGAGCTCCTCACCACCATAAACGTAAATATCACTAGCAGCAGGGTAAATTTGACGTATAATTGTCTCATAATCCTGAGAAATAACACAACGATTTTGTGCTCCATAGGATTTTGGAGCGTTAAACTTAACAGAATTGACACTTTCGATGTCTGCTCCACCGACAGAGACCGAAGCAGCTGTAAAAGTGGGAGCAAATGTTACTTTAGCACCTGAAGAAGAGAAAAGATCTCCAGTATAAGCAAAGTTAGCAAGGCAGTTGATGCCATTTGCCAGCTCTCCATTGGTAACTAGGTAAGTAACAAAGATCTTAGCCCCATCATTTAGTGCTTTTCCAAAATATCCATCACCAAAAGTCAGTTCATAATACTCTTCATTCGTTTCTTCGAGCCAATATACAGTACTTTCGGCGCCAACCTTAACTAAGTTGTTAGCTTGCTCAAAGAAAGTGTTATATTCCTCATTCGGATTCTGTTGAACCTCTACTCTAATGCTCGTAGAGTCAATGTCTTGGTTCTGCAGAACAAACTTTTGGTTGTAATTAGACTTATCTACAGTGAACTCGGCAGTTAAGTAAGTTCCTTCATAAGCAATGACATTACTGAAGGTACAAATACCACCAGTACTTACTGGAGAGGTCTGCGAATCAACAATATTAAATACAAAGTTACTTTTGCCAGTTCCTGTCAACCATAACATTCCAGGTCTAAGCTCTAAGAACGAAGGATAACCAGAAGGAAAGTCAGTTGTACCTAACCCATAAGAGAATGTAGTTGTACTTGATGCAGACCGAGCAGAAACTGGAGTATAACCAACCGCTCTCGCATTGGATACAACATTATTACGAAGAGTAGCAGACGACAAGAAACTCTCATTCGCAATCATATTAGTTGAATAAGCATTCAACTGCGCTTGATAAGAAATTAGGTTGAGAATAACTTGCAGGTTACTACCAGCGAAGTCGTAATCAGTAAACTGCTTTGTACTCTTGAGGTAGTTAACTAGATTAGACTTAATCTGTTCAAAATCGACCTCGGTTAATTGAATAGCACCGGACAATGTCTTTCCCCGTCTTTCAGTTATTTATAACTCATCTCGTAGGGGTTAGTATCTCTTGCACTCTATAAACCTTCTCGTCTCCAATAATACGATACTTAACAGTAACAGCAAAGTTATTCTGATCTGGTTGTACTTCAACAGATACTCCAAGGTCATCTTGGAAGAACAAATCATCAACACTACCAGGAGCATTGTTACGATACTGTGTCGAACTTATCTCTTCTGGGTTTGGTGGAAAGAATGTAACTCTAGACTCACAGAATAGAATAGCTCTTTCGATCTCACCAGATAACAAACCAGCAGTTGCAGAGTCAGCCACATCAAACAAATATCTTTGTGCATTACTTCCGATATCAGAATTGAACGGAACCTCACTCGGAAGGAACATGATGATGTTCTTAATTGAATTGTTTATTGCTCTCTCATTCGTTAGTAATGTAATGTCATTAGTAACCGGTGAAGGATTAAACGACAACGACACATCAACATAAGTCTTGACTCTCTGAGACAAAGCTATTCTAGAACTTACTTCTCTTCCAAAGGAATCAGACATTAAAAAAGGAGCGCCTTAACACTCCTATTTATTATTCAATTGTCTAGTCCTGTATCCTCTCGCCATTGAGAGTATTTTTCTTTAATTCTATCTGAATTAGATTTAGTCTCATCCTTTGATGCATTTAGATATGCATCAGCTTTTGGATTAGTAATTAGAACCTTTGTTCCGTGATCTTGAAACATTGTTTCTTGTAGAAACTCTGGATGCTTGTTCATTCGTTCGTCGCTCATCCTCTTCCTTGCCCCCGATACTTTTTCTTTTGTGAAGAATTACTCTTTCGAGCATAACTGGTGTTCTTTGAACAACCTTGTCTTGTCTTCTTGTTAGTAGGAACAATCTCAACAGTTCCTGATTTGGTGTAGATAACAGCCATTAATCAATTTCCAAATAAAGTTTTTCAACCAACTCTTCTAATTCAAGAATACGTTGGGATTGGTTTTTCATCTCAATAATCATACCATCCAATACCTTGGTGATATTCTGATGCTCATCCTCACCAGGAGGACGATACATCAACTCGACAGGAGGCTCAGACATTTAGTGCCTCTTTAGGTGATGGAATAGTACCATCCCATACAGGAGTAATCATAATAGTTCTAGCGGCTTCAGGACCGAACCTCAACCACATAGAATAGAAATCATCCCAATGTAGTTTATAAGACTTGTACTGTTTAATATTCTCCAAGGTAAGAACTGATAGTTCCTCTTGGAGTTCTTCAACAGTACCCTGATAAACTTTCTCGAAATGATAAACGGCTGGAATCATCTTTATAATATAGTGACTCTATTATTATAACACATCAACCAAGCATTTGCTCTT